GCTTCCGGTCGGTAAGCCTGAACACCATACAGCGTATCAGCCGTGTACAGCGTGGAGAGGTACTCCTGCTTGTACTGGGTCTGGCTGCGGACGCCAACTTGCTCTGCAAGGATAATTGCATCCTTGTGGAACAGGATGGCACCACGGGTGTCTACTGCCGAAGCCGAGTTAGCTGCTGCGGTTTCGATTACCGGGCAGTTGCTCGATACATAGATGTCAACACCGTAGATCGAACCAATGAGGCCCGAGGCTACACTGCGAGCATCTCGGAAGTCGCTCGAGACGTACCGGGTGTTACCCAGGATGTTCGACCGAAGTGCCGGGGGAATGACGAATACACGCCCGTCCATCGGTACATCAGCATCGTCCATCAGTTTAATCAGGGCACGGAAGGCGTCGTCATCGAATACGTCAGCTTCCACAACGGTGTCCACGGCATAGGCCGTAAGACCCGTGCTGGCGTCGTTAAAGTAAACATTGGTGTTTACCCAGTCTGCACCAGTGCCATCAGGGGCAAGGTCAAGCGTCCCGTCACCAAAGCCCGTGGCTACGTTGAACAGGTCGGTATCAACCCGAAGGGCCAACTGGTAGCCTGCGTCTTCCGTGTAGAACCGGCGAAGGCTCGACAGGGCCTGTACGTCAACGATGTCCTCAATCAGGCGCGAGTATTCAAAGTGACGATCAATCGTGATGGTCAGTTCGCTCTCAAGGTTTGCTTGAATCGTAACTGCCGTTGCTTCTGCCTTAGCCGAAGCGGTACCACGGACCGGCTTCGGTACATGGATAACATCACCCTTCTTGCCCTTCATGGACATTTTCTTAACCAAAGGAGCCAGTTTCAGGTTCTTTTGGTATGCAGCAATAATTTCATCAGCGATACCCTATTGCAATGGGCTCCGACTATAGCTTACTCCGTAGAGTCCTTATCACTTAGTCTGTGCAAGTGCGCTGATTAACGATACTCAAGATTTCCTCAATTTTGTGTTTTTTGAGCCTTGAGTGCTGGACCATTTTCCCTAAGAATTTCTTAGCGAAGGCTGTTTGTGTCTTTCCAAACCCATGCCTCCAGTCCAGTATATGTTCTCCGTTTTTTCCTCTGGTAGTTATGTGCCCACCAAAGGCTTTATGGAGGAGGTCCAAGGAAACCCTGTCATTTACATGTGCTGTGGCCTGAACTAACATCTGTCCATTGGACTTCTTGTTCATGTAGGAGCCGTCCCCATCTAAGTATCCGGCTACCCAAGCCCAGCTAGGGTGTTTCCTTGGTTTTAGGGGTCCTGCAAGATTCCTTGAGGCTTTGCTGGCTGCTTTAAGCTGCTCAATCTCAAGTTCACTCAGGTCCTGTCCTCGGGCTGCTTGCCAAAGATCAAATAGTCTTTGTGCATGAGCTCCTTTGATTACAAGATGCTTAACCAGCCTTGGCAGTAGCATCTCAATGTCTCTTGCTCTAGTTACTTTCCACGCCGTTATTGGTGCCCATGTTTCTATTCTTTGGGACTTAACGTGTGAAGATCCAAAGCCTGTCCTCTCAGGGAGAGATAAGACATAACCAAAGCGGTCTATGGAAGTTGCTGCTGAAAGGATTAAAGAGTAGAAGACTCTATTGTTTCTAAACTCGAACCCAAAGTATCCATCAGCATCCAAAAGACCAGCAAGGTATTTAACCTCTGTCTCGTTAATCAAAGTAACCTCCTTATGTGTTTCAGGTTAACTTTCGCTTCTTTCGTGTTGGCCTGTTTAGGCGTCCACGTTATTCAGATAAGGTAATTGGCCTTTCGTTATTACGACAACCCGCAACATAGGGCTTAAGCCCCTGTTCCGACTATAGCATCGCAAGAATTCTCTCTTGCGCCCTCTCACTTAGTCTGTGTGGGTCACGCTTCATTAGCTTAAGCTCCTCCCGGATTGCGTCCCGCACTTCTGTGCTGACTTGCTTTCCTTTGATGTTTGTCTCCATCCAGAGACAAAGGCGAGCCTGTTCCTTCTTCAGGATAAGGTGATTGACAATATTTCTTAAAAGCATACAGGCGGGTTTATAGCCTACAAACTCTAAGGAAGTGGCATTCTGCCATGTCGGGTTCTTACTAGTAAGTTCCCTATGGTAAAGATGCCCACCAAGGCTGTTTTGTATCATCTCAAGCAAGAATTTTGCGTTGTCTGCCATTGCAATGCGGACCCTTGGTCTCACATACACTTGGCTTCCTACTTGAACGTCTATACAGCCTTCTCCGTCAATAAGCCCTGCTAAATACTTCCACGGTAATCGCTTCATGCTACCTCCTGTAGTGAACTGCGTGTGTGGTTTGTCGTGTTCCCTCTGGTTGGGGCACCCAAAGTCCCTTCCCAGTTATTCAGAGTGGGTTTTACAAATCCAGTTATGTTTAGATTTCGGGAATAAAGGTTCCTGCTGCTGTCTTATCTACTACAGCATTAGCTGTAAAAAAGGTACCGGAAGTTTCACCAGCCATTTTTAATAAATCTCCTTAATGTTAAATGACTCGACCCTCCGCATAGGCTTGCATAATCTCAGGTTGTAGCGCCTCATAGCGGTCAGGGTCAGATTGCATGAGTTTAATAATATCAGCCCTTCTGAATTTCTTCCTTGATCTTCCTTCTGCACTACCTTGGGCATTACCTGTGTTAGCTGCTTTAAGGGCTTCCTTACGGGCTGCTTTCTCAACGGTTGCCGTATTCTGTACAGTCTGCTGACGGTCTTTCCAAAGCGAAAAGAGTTCGTCAGCGGCATCTGCGTCGTACTTTTGATCAGCAAGGAGGAACAATTGGGTACGGATTTTGGATGCCTTAACCCACTCCCCGAAGCTATTATCTTGAAGGATCTCAGCCATATCGGGGTGTTTGTTCTTCAAGATGGACAGCGAAGCGGCCTTACGGGCCTCCTCAGTGTACATCTGTGCTTGCTTGATACTTGGGTGATTCTCAATCGCCTTCTGTACTGCACGATCAGGATCTACAAAGAAGTCAACATCTTCTTCTTGGGCTTGATTTTGTGGTGCTTGTGTTGTGAGTTGTGTTTGAATGTATTGATCTACAATCTTCCTAAGTTCGCCTACTTCTCCACCTTGACGGCCAATAAGCTTTTCAGCATCTTGGTGCATCCGTACCAGTTCTTCGATAGACTTGTTTTTGTACTTGTCAGGAACGTCTTGTTGCTGTTCTTTAGGCTCAAAAGTATCCTCTAGTCCAACTAGAGGGTCTTGAGACTCCCCTACATCAACAAGCTCTTCTTGCTCATTACTCAAACGCTCAATGTCAGCTTCATCCATAAGGATAGCTCTACTCATGTTTTTCTCCGTGGTCTTTAACCATTATGGAAATTGATTAAAAATGTAAGTTACTCCGCTCTCTTGGCGGGCTTACCTGCCCTTTCATGCTCTCTAATCCACTTACTAGAAGCACCTGGAAACGTAAGTGGGTCGAGGTTACATTTAATTGGGCTAATAATTTTTGTGGATATTACACCACAGTCCCTACAAGGTTCCTCTTGTGTACCTAAGTCCACAAGAGCCTCAAAGGTATGCCCTTTAGGGCACTCAAAGTCATACAGTCTGAGCATCTGCAAATCCTTTATTTGTAAAATCTTCAAGGTTAAGGATATAAGCCAGTACAGCTATTTGACCTTTCCTGAAGTACAAGTCATCAGAATCTTTAGTTGCCTCAACTGAGTTGATCGAGACTGCATTACTTTGTAACTCTTCTATAAGCTGTTTCCAACCTTCGGTTCTAAATAGCTCAAAGTAGTTACTGTAATACTCTTCTATTTCTCTATTCACTCACAATTTCTCCTTTGTTTGGGATTGTGGTCCTAAGAGTCCTATTATACCACATTTCGTGTTAAAAATCAAGTAGTTTTTTTAACATTTTCTTTAGCCCTTGGCTTGCTTTTTTCAAGTTCTTGAATAAGCTCATGTTTAAGTTGCTCAAGGGCACTATGTACCCTACGATCAACCTCATCCATAAGATATTTAAGTTCTGCTGTGGTAAGCATTAATACTCCCTATCTATACTAAACCAGTTGTTATAATGTTTGTAAATAATAGTGTCGCCTAAAGGAGCAAGCACCTTAGATGTATTAAAGTCTATTAGCGTAATTGATCCGATTGCTGCATCAACTACGCCAGCAGACAATACTGAACCAGTTCCACTAATGTCAGATACGGTTGCATTTACCCTGCCTAGTGCAGAAACCGACCCCGTGCTAAAAGTACCGCTTACTCCAGTAAGAGAGACTGAAGCCTTTACTACTCCTGCTGCTGCAACTGTTCCTGCTGAAGTTGTTCCGCCAACCCCTGTTGGTGCTGCTCTTGCCCCGACTTTTACCGTAAGGGAAGATACAGATCCTGTTGACGAAACTCCGATTAAGGAGACTTGTGAAACAGTAGCTGCGGAAGCCAAGACTCCTGTACTAGCGGTCAGTGTTCCAGATACACCAGTTAGCGAGATTAGTGCAGAAGTTTTTGTAGTGGCAACTATTCCCGTACTAGCAGTAACTGTGCCAGATACGCCAGTTAGAGAAGCATTTGCTGAAGTTACGTTACTTGTTAGTGCAGAAATATCCCCAGCACTCAGGGTTCCAGTAACTCCAGCAGGCCCTGTGAGAATATTTACTTGTGCAGAAGTGGTCGGCGCTCCTGCCGTAACTGTCCCAGAAGCTCCCGTAAGACTTACTGAAGATACGACCTGTGCAGAAGCACTAGGAGAGCCTACAGAGCCAGTTAATGCTGCACCTGTAAGGCTTACTGCCGCCTGTGCAGAGGCACTAGGAGAGCCTACGGAACCCGTTAAAAGGACTCCAGTTGTGTCTACTGTGGCGTTTGTGACCGTTCCTGCTGATGCCGTAACTGTACCAGCATTTACTGTTCCAGCAGTTCCCTCAATTGATGCATTTACTACAGCCGATGCTGTAGCAGTAACTGTCCCGGCCTGACTGGTGGAGACAACAGTGGTTGGGTTTGCCGTAGCCAGAATTTGACTGGCCGCAGTTACATCACCCGCCTCGCCGGTAGCAGATACTGTGGTTGGGTCGCCAGTAGCATCTGTTATAGAAGAAGCCTCGACCAACTCGTAGACGACAGAGGTACAGGCCGATGTCGTATTGGTACTGCGCTGCTGCTGGATACTAAAGCTGGATGCGTTGCTGAGAGTCCAGAACGCGGCAGCGACGCCACCTCCGCCTGCAGCAGACGACCCATAATTGAGTTGTAGATCAATCGTGGTGTTTGTTGTCGCACCACTGAAAACATTGTTGGCAGAGTCAAAACCGTTCGACGTACAGGCGAGATAGGTTTTGGATGTGCTAGGCGACGTTACGTTCGATTGCGTGAAAACAGCGCCGCCAGTAGCGTTGCTGTTTGTCCCCCGCTGAATCAACGCACTGCTCAGTCCACTGCTAACATCAAGCCCAGATATATAGGCCGCATGTATAATATTGTGGTCGCCGGCATCTGTAAAAGCGACAGAGGTGCTATCTCCAGTGTTCCAAACCGTAGCCAGAACAGTCAGATGTGTCGGAGTAGCCGGGGCCGTATAGTCGTTATCGTATAGTTGTGTCCAACCGGTCGGTGTATTGACAGTATCCCCAGCACCGGACTCATAAACTATGAGCCAGACTGTTCCGTCAACCCGACCAGCAGCGGTGAGGGTGTTTGAAATCGCATTTTGACTACCGGCATTCCCGGATGACCCGTAGGAAATTGCCATTTTTAGGCGAGGTAATCCCAACCCATCACA